TGATCCCACATCTTCGTGAAGATGTCCGCGACTTCGAGGTTCGCCGCGTTGTCGAGGATCGCACCGAACGCTTTCACGCCGTCCACCGCAGGGCTCACGAACAGCGCGTCGCGTGGGTCCATGATGTTGGTGAACGAGCCGTCGTTCGACTGGAACTTCGAGCCGGGGCCTGCATAGCGCCACACACGAACACCAGAACCCAGCGTGCCCAGAAGGGTGAACGGGTTCATCGGATCGGTGCGGACCAAGCCACGGTTCACGTCCACGCCGGTCATATTCGTGTAATCCGAGTTCATCTTCTTGTCGATGTCATCGGACGCCATGAACGGAACCGCAGCTTTTGAGCCGAGGATGATGTCGGTGACGGAACCGCCGAACTCTGCGTTTGCCACCAAGTCGATGTAGGTCTGGCAAGAATCGAAAATGTTGACCCCAGCCTCGCCCCAGCGTGCGCCTGCGCCGAGTGCGACGGTGTGCGCAGTCTCGCGGCCAAAGTCCAAAACCACTTCCTGACCGGGGCCGCCGGTGGGGCCTTGGTAAGTGATGGTGATCTTGCCGTCGAGGATGACCTTGGCAGCCATGTAGTCCCAGAGACGGTGGATCGCGTCGCGCTGGTAGTTGGTGATGCGAATCACTTCCGAGTTGTAGCGAGCTGCGGGAGACATGAGTGCCTGACGGCGGCTCAGTTCGCCGGGCTGAAGTGCCAGCATCTCGGACGGACGGATCGCGTCTTTCGGCTTGGTGTAAGCCGGTTTGAACGATTCGACCCGTTCGCCTTCACGACGGTAGATCGGTTTGCCGGGCTCGTTCGGAAGCATGAACGGCGCGATGGGGCGGCTGGCGTTGATCTTCGAGAACGCGATCTGCTCCTGTGTGGAGAAGAACGAGTTCGGGAAAAACATTTCCTGCCACTGGCTCGTCTTGATGGTCTGGCGCGGGTCAAACATGACCCGGTAGAGATCAAGCGGTGTGTAGATGTCGAGGGTCATGTCGGTTTCTCTTCCTTTTTGAACTGACTAGGCCGCTCGCAGTCCGATCCTTAGATCGGGGCTGCGGGAGACATGGTTGTGGGCTTGCGGATGATGATGTTCGTCGGGGTCGGAGCCCCACGGAACGCGGCACGCTTCTCAGCGTCGTCGGTGTAGGTTGCATCCCAAACCAGAAGATCGGGGTTGAACACGCCGCCTCGGACGACTTCAACCTCGACATCACCTGCGGTCGCGCCAGTAGTGTCGGTGGCATACATGACAAAACCGATAGCCTCTGTCGTTCCCAGAACTGCCGGGATGAGGTTATCCGATGCGTCAAAACCGACAACTTCCCGGGCTTCGAGAACCATGTCTGCGGCTACGGGCAGCGGCTCGGTGTAGAGCTGTGGCGCGTCACCAGTTACCAGCGGGTCAGGGCTGGCGTTGATTGTGTCCGAAGACTGACCGGCGACGCCTGCCGTGAGGTCGCCGTTTTTCGGGTTGATGGTAGCCATGTTGGTTTACCTCTTTGGCTTAGGGTTGACTGACGCCCCGTTATTGGGCCGCCGGTTTGGAACTCAGTTGACCTTGGCGGGCGCGTAGCCTGCCGAGGCGAAAATGCCGTCAGAGATCGACATCTTGTCTTTCTCTTCGTCGCCACCTTCTGCACCCACTTCGGGGTTGCCATTTTCCATCGCGGCCTCAAAGCCGGATTTCTTGCCTTTGGCTTCTTCCTTGCCCTTGGGGGCAGAGGCTTTTTCCTCGGGCAGCTTGGCGAGCTGTTCGCTGGCCTTGTCAGCAGGGACACCCAGATCGACCATCATCTGCGCTGCTGCGGGGCGGTTCTTCGCCTCGTCGGAGCCCATGATTGCGGTGACGCGGGTGCGTTCTGCTGTGGAGCCTTCTACGCGGCCTGCTTCCAGACCGGCTGCGGTGCCTTCAGCAACGCCTTCGACCTTGGCAGCAGCGACCGCCTTGTCCATCTGTTCTTGAGTGATGCTCATTTGTTCGTCCTCTGCTTCGGCCACTTCGTTAGTGAAGATAACCATTTCTTCTTCCAGCGCACCGATCCTATCCGCGAACCCCTGCGCCGTGGAGTCCTGCGCGTCGAAAGTTAAAGCCTCTGTGGCTCTGACCGCATTGTCGTCGATCCCCCGGTTACGGGCAACCGTCGAAGTGAACACGCCGTAGATACGGTCGATTCTCTCCTGAATACGGCCTTTTACCGAATCAGGCAACTTCTCGTAGGCATTGCCGTCAACCTTGTGCTTCCCAGCGTAGATCAAGGTCAACTTAATTCCCATCTTTTCAAGCTGCTCGCTCTGGTCAATGTGCGCCGTGACGACACCGATTGACCCCGTGCCGCCGGATCGCGTGACCACGAAGTCCGAGGCCGAGCTGGCGAGTGCATAGGCTGCCGAGTATGCGTGGTCCGAGGCGAACGCCCGGATGGGCTTCGCGTCCCGGCCAGCAAAAATCTTGTCGCCCAGCTCGAAGCATCCCGCGACCTCACCGCCGGGGCTGTCCACGATCAGTGCAATGGCCTTTACCTGCGGGTCTGCGAGACCCCGGGCGAGCGCCATTTCGATGTAGCGGTATCCTGTTGCCCAACGACCGAACTGGTAGCTGAAGCGGTTCAGCAGAGTCCCTTGGATGGGAATCTGCAAGACGCCGTTGTGGACGACATAGGGGCGGTAGGGGTGTTCGTCCCGGCCCCAGAACTCGTCGGCTCCCGGAGCTGACATGCCCTCGTTCAACATCTTGACGGCCTCGGGATCGGTCGAGAGGTATTGGATCGTCGAACCGACGACATCTACCTTCCCGGGCTCGATCAGCAGAGGCTCGCCGGAGAACGCTTGGGCCAGTGGGTGTAGGTTACTCATCGGCGGCATCTTTGTCTCCCGTTCCGTCGTCTTCTTGCTCACGGGGGGTTCCCGAAGCCGCGTTGACGCTGTTGTCTTCCAAGAGCTCGATATTTCGGGCTTCTCGTTCCAGCTTCTCGCGCTCTAGCTGGGCGTATGTCTTCCGCCAGTCCTTGCCAAGTCTAGCCAGCTCGTCCTCGTGCGTCGAGAGGCCATATTTGATCCGAAGAACCGCAGCTTGGGTTTCCTTCAGCTCGTCAATCTGGCCGCGAGCTGCACCGATCCAGTCGGCCTCTGCGAGTGCGTCGAACATAATGTTCTGATAGCCGTTGGTGTAGAGCTTGTCTGCCTCGGATGCCGGGAAGCTGTCGATCATGTCCTTGTTGATCGCCTCTTCCAGCCAGAGCCGGTAGATCGAGTTCGCCATCGCGTCGGCTATGATTCGCTTCCGCGACTGCATGAACTTCCACGTGTTCGCCATCGCAGCTCGTGCGGACGAATAGTTGGTCTTGGTGTAGTCCTTGCTCAGTTCCTCGTAAGACACGCCGAGAGAGACCGCCACGTAGCGCAGCAGCGATTGCTCGAAGTCTTGGCCGACGCCCTGTGGGGCTCCGGCGTTCTGGAAGTTGAGCTTGGTTCCCGGGAACAGGTGGGGGATTTTCACCCCATCCACCAGCATGTTTTTCGATGCCCCGGAATACTCGTTGATCGCTTCGAGATAGCGACCGGCATAGTCCACGGCCCCATCCCCAAAAGACGTTCCGCCTGCACCTGCGCCAAGCTGCTCGTAGACCGCCTGTGCCGGGAGCTCCGACTCGATGGTGGCAGCATAGGTCGCGGCCAAGACGGCCTTCTGCAAGGTCACGTCCCGGAACTTCCGGGTGATCGCGATCTCGCGCAGACCGGCTGTCATGTCGGCCACGGCGCGGGTCTGATCCACACGCTTCTGCTCGCGGAAATAAAGCACCTGAGCGCGGCCCCAAGGCTTGCGCCATTTTACCTCTTTCCACCACTGCTCGTAGTTGTTCGCGAGCCGGTAGTCCGTCGGGTGCTGCGTGCGGATGAAGGCAGAGACGGGGGCTCCATAGGAGTCCATCTTGATCCCGCCTCGGATGCGCGTGTCGTGCTGCATGGTGTTGGGCGTCGAGAGCCTGTCCGTGTCGATCATCTGGATCGCCGTGTTGAACTCTCGATTCTGTTGCTTGGGCCACTCGACCGTCGCCAAGACCTCGCCGCCGAAGACGGTGACGCCCACGGCCAGTCGGATCAGGCCGGTGAAATCGTTTTGCCGAGAGGCGTCCACCCAATTCTGGGGGCTCTCGGCCCAGAGCGTGAACTTCTGCTCGACCTCTTTCTGGAAGGCTTCAGCCCATTCTTCTGTCCTGCCGAGCACTTCCCAAGAGGGCTTGGCGTTCAGCATGTAGAAGGCCCCGACGATGGAGTCCTTGTGGAGCTGTGCCCCACCTTGGACGTATCCGTCGTTCCGGCCCAGATCGCGTGATCGGGAATCCAGCAGCTCCTTGTCCGGGAGCATGTCGAGGTCTGCTGACTGAAGGGCTGGACGCCACCCGGCGATCTGCTTCTCCATCCGGGATGCACCATCATACCCGCCTCGGCCAAGCGATGCGGATACTGTCGGCGTCGTGCCCACTAGGGCGTCAATCTCGCGTAGTTCGCGGGTCGAGAAATCATTCATCTCAAAGCATCCATGCGTTAAGCGGCCCGGTCAGCCCCGTGGGTAAGCCCAAGAGAGCCTTCAATTCCACAATATATGCCTGAAGTCGGCCCGCATTGGCAACCGCGAACTCCACGCGCTCGCCATTCTGGTCTACGAAGACCCGGGCTTGCTTGCCGAGGCGCAGCTCGTGGTAGGCGTTTTCCGCGTCGAGAAGGCGGCCCTGATAGACGGCCTTCAGTTCTGGCGATAATTTGGTCATGCGAGGCTCCCGGCTAGGTCTTTGAACGAGCGGCGTTTCTTCGTGGCCTCGAAAGGCTTGGCATCTAGCCCCGGATTGAAGACCAGATCGTTGTCATCCCACTCGGCGGCCCAGAGCGGGGGTTCCCCCACGAGATCAAGCCGTTCGAGGTTAATCATCGGGGTCAAAGTAGCCGCCATACAGTATGCGAGCAAGTCCCAGCTTTCGTTCCGATACTTTTTCGGGTTGATCCAACCTTTGTTCGCGTCTTTGACCTCGACCGTCAGCTCCGTGTAGAAGTTGTCGCCCAGCCAATTCGGGAACACAAAGCGCCCCCCGGGTTCGTTGCGGTCCAGCCGGTGATCGACCATATCCTTGACAAAATTCGTGTTGATGAAGAGCACCGGGATTTCCCCGCGAGCGCCCGCGTGACGGTCCTTACGCTGCGAGTCCGGGTAGTCGATCTTGACCCGGGGGGCGGTCTTCGTGGATGCACCTTTCAGGAGCATGAAGCGACCAGCCATCCCGGCCTCCCACACGTAGGTTCCCAGCTCGGCGTTCTCCCCGTCGGGCGCGTCTTCTGATTCGCCTCCCCGGAGCCAGCGCACGAAGTCGTAGGCGTTCGCCGTGAAACCCTCACTACCGGCAGAGTCACAGATCGTCTGGCGGACGGCCATGCGGCGTCCCGAGCCGTCGCCCAGCTCGTAGCTTTTCTGGATCACCTGCTCGGCCACCAGCTTCCAGTCCTCGGGATACGCCCCGGGGTTGACCCAGAGAACCTGATCCGCCCGCTCGGCGTCAGGCCGCTTCGAGTGCCGAATGTCATAGCGGTCGATCACATAGATGTCGCCGTTGGCCGCGATGCCGTGAACTTGCACGACGAAGCGGTTCTTCTGAACGTCGATGCAGGCGATCAGGAAGCGCACGCCCATCGGAACCACGCGGTCTCCGATGTCCCGGGCCTTGGCTTTGATCGTCTCGGGCACGCGGTCGTTGGCGAGCCGCTTGGGCGTATAGGCTTCCCCCTGATCGGTGTTGACCGTCGCCTTCAGGGCTTCTTCTGACCCTGTGCTCTCGTATTCGGCCTCAGCCGTCAGGTGGCGGTGGACCAGAGTTTTCCAGTCTGAGAACGCCGCCGCCACACCCTTCAGCCAGAACGAGGCGATGGTGGACCGCGATGACGCCCCGACGATCAAACCGTCAGGCGTCCAGACTTGCCCGTCCTTCACCCACCGGCCTGCGCGGTTCATCTCGTTCTTGCCGGGGCCGTGGCCGGGGTCGTGGTGGTAGCGGTGATTGCAGTGAGGGCAAAGCAGGGTCGCGGCTTCGGCGGCCTCCATCTTGTCCTCTGTGTCCGGGTAATCCAGCAGCTCGAAGGCAGGCTCGAAGGCGTTCTTGCACTCGACGCAACGCCAATACCAGCGCCGCCGGTCGCCACGGTTGTAGAGGGCGAGGATGCCGCGCGTGGGAGGGGCTTCGTGCCGGGACTTCCTGATCCACTTAGGATTCTCCACGGCATAGCCGGGCGATGATTCGGCAGCACACATCGCATACCGGCGGAAGGTCGTCGCTCGCTTGCGTGCAAGGTCAAAGGCGTTGCCCTCGCCGTCCACGTCCTCTGGCATCCGGTCGTAGTCCGTCAGCCAGAGGTGCGGGATCGGCTTACCCGAGAGCTCGTTTATGGTCGGCCACGAGAGCGTCAGGAGCATCCCGGAGCGGTAGTGTTTGTCAAAGGTGTTGTCCGCCCCCTTGCCCGGGACCAGCTTCTCTCCGATGTCGCGCGAGTGCCGGTGCAGGCGGTCGATCCGGCGCATGGAGAAGTCGCGGGCCGTGACGTTCGATGTTTGGATCACCATCATGTCGGCGGGGTCGCAGATCGCAGAATACCCGATCCAGTTCATCGCCATGTCGGTCTTCCCGCACTGCGCTGGGCCTGCGAAGATCATGCCGTCGAAGTTCAGCGATTGCAGCTCATCCATCGGCTCGACGAGGTATGGCGTCGTGTCGTTAATCCACGGGCCGACGTAGGCTCCGGGGTTGTTCAGCTTGCGATACTTTTCCGCTGCCTGCGAAACCGTCAGGCGCTCTGGTGGCCGAGCGGCTGCCGCCGAATCGACGATCAGAGACTCCAAGGTGTTCAGAAAGATGGGGTTCCCTTTGAGGGGTTTGCGGCCTGCGATCTTCATATCAGTTGCTCGATTTCATCGTCTTCACTTTCGACGAGGTAGATGGTTTCCCCAACAGTCCCGGACTCTCCCACGAGCTCGTCCATCTCGTCGAGCTGGGGGCCTGTCTCCGTGCTGTTCATGTTGTCCACGAGCGCGTCATAGAGATCGGCCTGAAGGGCGTCCACGAGGCCGACGACGACCTCTCGCTGCTCGTCGGTTATCTCGACTTGGCGTTCGAGCGTGTCGGTCCAGAGCTGCATGGTGAACTTGATCGTTTGGAAGGTGGAGCCGAGGACCGAGCGAATCTTCTCAGTCCGCCAGAGCTGCCCGGCGTTCTCTTCCCACTTCTGGCGCTTCAGCAGGGCGTCCCAGATCGTCTGTTGTAGGGCCGGGGGTAGGTCGCCCCGGCGAACAGCTCGCATATACTCTGCGGTCGAGAACGCGGGCGTCACGAGGAACGGGGCCGCCGTCGGCAGATCGTAGAGAACCGTCGTCATCTTGTCGCCCCGGCGACGCTTGGTCTTCACGGGGCAGTTCCCCAGCTTCCGCTTCACGGTCGCCTGATCCATGCGGAAGACGTGCGCCAGCCAAGCCACGGAAACGCCCCGGTTCAGGGGGTCTGCGTAGAGGCTGTTCGTCGTCGGCATCTGCCGCTTGGTCTCTGCCAGCCGTTCCAGCCGTGCATCTAGTTCGCTGCTCATATCAAGTTCCTCAATCTCACGCGCACGTGGTCTGTTATTCCGTCCTGCGTCTGCCCACGTGCCATGAGGGCTGGGAGCATGGTTTCATCCACGGTTCCCTTCGCCATGATCCGGTGGAGGATTACGTGCTCCCCCTTCTGCCCGGATCGGTGCAGTCGTTTGATGAACTGCCGATATAATTCCAAGCTCCAAGTTAAGCCATACCACACGGCGATGTTGGAGCCGAACTGGAAGTTCAGACCGTGGCCCGCGCTGGCCGGGTGCGTCAAGAGCATCCTTATTTTACCTGCGTTCCAGTCGCGCATGTCGTTGGGGCTGTCTCCGAAGACCCGGCAATATGGGAACTTCTTCAGGATGGCTGCCTTGTCGAACTGGAAGCTATACGCCACGAGGACTGGCTGGCCCATCGCCTCTTCCATGATGGACTCCAAGACCTTCAGCTTTTCGTCGTGGACCTTGACCGATTCCCTCGGCAGCTTTTTGTCGGTCTCTTCGTCGAACTTGTCTCCGAGGTAGAGCGACCCGTTGGCGAGCTGCAAGAGCTTGCCGGTCAGCACGCCATTGTTGACGGCCCGGATCAGCTCTTTGTCGCCAGCCCGGTTCCTGATGTCGATTGCCATCTCTTCTTCGAGCTCCCGGTAGAGCTTCATCGCCTTCTTCGGGAGCGTGATGTAGTGGTCGCGCGGGATCAGGGGTGGGAGCGTCAGGTAGTCTTCTTCCCGGAGGCTGAAGAACACGTCGCTGATGGCGTCCATGATCTGCTTCTCTGAGTGCTCGAACGGCTCCACCCGGCGCGTCCTAGTGTTCTCCCGGAACCACCGATTCTTGTAGGCCGTCATGGACGTGCCGAGGCGCTTCCCCTTATCGAGCGCGTAGATCGGACCCCAGAGGTCGATCAGGCCGTTGGGGCTGGGCGTCCCGGAGAGCTCCACGAACCGAGAGGTCTTGTGCCGCGCACGTTGGATCACACCGAGCTCGGTCAGGCGCTTCGGGGGCATGGAGCCGTCGGCCCTCTCCTTGGGCTTCGACCGCTTGCGTCCGCTCTTCAGGCGCGAGGCTTCGTCATAGACGATCATCTCGAACTTCCATTTGCGGATGCCGAGCGTCTGGTAGAGCCAGAGCAGGTTTTCCCGGTTCACGATGGTCACTTCGCAGGGGCCATACCGGAGGGCGGCCATCCGCTCCTGTTCGTTCCCGGTGACGACCCGGTAGCGCAGGCGGCGGCTGAAGTCCCACTTGGCGATCTCTTCCGGCCACGTTTCCTCTGCCACCCGAAGGGGGGCGATCACGAGGACGTTCTTGACCTCCCCGGACTCGATTAGCTCCACCATCGCCCGCAGGGTTGCGCCAGTCTTACCAAGGCCCATCTCTGCGCCCAGCAGAAGTGCCGGGAGCTCCATGATTTTGTCTTTCATCCAATCTTGGTAGGGGCGGAAATCCTCATATTGGAGGGTCCGTTCCGGCGGGCCGTGGATCAGTTCGATAGACTCGATGTCGGTCAGGTGCTTCGGGAGGACTACCTTCATATCAGGCTTCTCCACGTCTCGACGACGGGGCCGCCGTTGGAGCCGGGCAGGAGCCAGAGGATGCGCAGCGCGTCACTCACATTGTCGCACACGTGGACCTCTATTCCTGCCTGCCGCATTTCCTTGTGCTCTTCCCGTTGCGACCGCCGGGGCTCTGCGCCGGGGGCCTTAAATTCGATGTAGACTTGCCCGCGATCCTTGCGAGCAAAGAGCCGGTCGGGTGCTCCGATCCGACCGACCCATTGAACCTTGCGCACGAAGTATCCCGCACGCTGGGCTCGTTTTACGACTGGATTTTCAACGCCTGATTCAAGCACCCGTTTCCTCGTCTATCTTCACCATCTCTATCGCCACCTTATAGGTGACGACCCGGACGGGGAAGCCGAATGTTCTCCCTGACAAGGCTCCTTGCCGGAGCATACCCTCGTTCATGGTCAGCAGGAGGGTGCTGGGCATGATCTCGCCTAAGCCGCCTGTCCACTCGCGGTTGATCGCTGCGCAACCGTAAGCCTTGGCGATCTTGGTGGCTTCGTCCAGCGGCAGGACGCCGGGGGCGACGACGACTGTGGCGGTTTTATTGAATGTGGTCATTTCTCTTCTCCAAAATTGTGTTTGATCGTCTTGCCGGTAGAATACTCGATCACGCAGGTTTCCTTGCGGTTCCGGTGGGCCGCCCGGTGCGACATGATGCCAAGGTGGTGGAAATCCCGCTCGCACGTGTGGCAGTAGCAATCCGGTTCCCGGGTCTTCCCGGAGCTCTTCTCCATCCCCTCAAACATGGTTACAGCCTTTGTTCCGCGCCGCAGCGTGTGCAGAATATCTCTTGAAAATCATCTGCCTGTTTCCGAAGTTCCCATGCGTGCTCGACGCAGGGTGCGGGCTCATTGTGCTGGCCGAGGTCTACCTCCGCAACGGTCCCGTCAGCTAAGTGAAATCTCTCGATAGCCATTGGTCAATCCTTCATGAATACTTTGGTGGTGAAGCCTTCCGAACCGAGCGGCAGACCTTCGGCCCACCAAGGCGATTCTTCCATGCAGTCGATCAGAATTTGCAGCTCCTTGTCTGCGAGATGGTCGAACGATAGGCCGACCAGTTGGTCATGCACGTGCAGGCGCAAGTCAATGCCACGCTTGACGGCCAGCTTCAGGCCGTGGACCAGCAGATCGCGTGAGATGGCTTGGTCGGCGTTCTCCGTCACCTTGCCGGGCGTCGTGTGCTGGCGGACCCACTGCTTGCGGTCGTTCAGGCCCTCGTAGGTGATCTGCATCCGCTTCTCGCCCCAAGGTGTGTCGGTCATCTCGATCCGGGGGCGCAGGTAGTAGAGCGGGCGCTTGGACGGCAGGATCATCTTCAGGAACGGGCCGTCCATCTCGAAGCGAACCTCCGGGCCGCCCGCGACTTGGTGTGCGGTGGTCTTCCCGGTCTTGATGCAGCGGCGCATGGCCCGTTCGAGGGCATACCAGTAATCCTTGACCTCGAAGAACTCTGACCGGAAAGTATCGACCGAGTGCTTGGCATCTTCGGGCGTGAAGTCCATGACACCCATGCCCCAAGCGTAGCCGAGCAGGCCGGTCGCTTCGATCTCCCCGGTCTTCCGGTTGATCCTCTTTTCACCTGCCCCCATGCCGTAGCCGCAGCCCAGCGTGCCGGGCTTCGCGATGGACCGCTTGGCGCTGTTACGCTCGACCTTATACTCGTGGTAGATCTCGTCGTAGGGCATGTCGTAGAGGTAGGTCGCGAACGAGATGTAGGGGTCGAGCTTCAGGCGGAACACGTCGAGGATTTTGTCGCACCCGGCGATCCAGCCCAGCACACGGTTTTCAATCGCTGACAAGTCGGCGTCGATCAGGGTCAGGCCCTCGGGCGCTTGCGCTGCCGGGCGGATGGCCGAGGCCAGCACGTCGAACACGTTGCCGTGGATCAGCTTCAGCGACTCGTAGTCCAGCTCTTCGACGCTCTTGGCGATCAACGGCTGCATGTTCTCGAATCGCTTCTCCGGGCGCGGGAGGTTCTGCGGCTGGAAGATGCGCCCAGCCCACCGGCCTGTCCGTGCAGCGCCGTTCATCTGAAGCGTGCCGCGCAGGTTGCCGTCGTCGTCGGTCGAGCGTTCCAGCGCGTAATACTTTTTGATCGAAGTCCGGGAGGTCTCCAACCGGAGGTCTAGGACCGACTTCAGGTCCGTGTTCTGGCGGTATTCGGTCCACTGCTCGTCGGTCCAGTGGTCAGGCTGCTCTTTGAAGTATTGGGCCGCCGTCTTGACGTGGGCCTTTTGCAGATCGTCGAACATATAGCCTTGGCTTTGGAGCCACGGCAAGAGCTGGGGAATCGAGTTGGGATTGGCGAGGCCAGTGGTCTCGCGCATTTCTGCGAAGCTCTCTTCCAAGGCTTGCTCGTAGATGCGGATCGCGTTGCGGACCATGCGGACGTTGATCGGCAGGCCAGCCTGATTGATCCTCTGGTCAATGTGCCAGAGCTCCCATTCCTCGTCGGACATGAGGTAGTTGCTCAGTTTGATGAGCACACCGCGCTCGGCCACCACGTCGCCCCGGTTGTAGGACTTGTAGCCCTCCCACTCTTCCGGCTCTTCGTGCCAGAAGCGCCGTGTGGACGGGTCTTTCTTCGTGGGTTTGCGGGGGAACGAGAACTTCCGCATGAGGGCCTTGCCCTTGCGGTCTTTCTGCATCTCCATCGGCAGGCCGACGACTTCCCCAGCTTTCGCCAGAGCGCCGGGCAACGAGCAGTGCAAGGCTTGGACCATCGTGTCGCGCCACTGCGGGATCGAAACCTCGGCCACCAGATTGTCTGTGATCGCCATCTCGAAGGGGGCGTTCCATGCCCACTTTTGGCAGTCTGGGGAGATCAGGGCTTCCGCCAGCTCGGCAGGTATCTTTTCCCCTTCCGCTGGAACCCATTGCTGAACAGGGCCTCGATCAAAAGCGTAAGCACACATGAGAACTTCGGTGCTAGGGTGGCGTGCATATACGCTCCCACCCACGTCGGGCAGGGAGACATCGCTATAGGTTTCAAAATCAAGATTAAGCCTAGTCTTAGCC